CTATATCAGTTAGTTATAACCGGGCGTTTGCTTCTTCAAATGCTTGCTCAAGCAAAGTCCGGCGGTCATTCGCTTTAGGAGCCGTGTTAGCACCGGGTGTGGCGCTTCTGACACTCACAGCAGCGGCCCGAGCGGCTTTCGCTGCTCGGTTTTTCTCTGCGGAAACTTGTGCGTTTTGTTTAGCCTGTTGGGCCGACAAAATGCGTTCCCGCAAATCTTTATTTCCATAAACGGCCTTATCATACGCTTCCTCCAATGTTTCGGCGCTACCGCCTTGGAGGAGCTTGATCATTTCGGGGCGTACTTCCTCAAAATGCTCGGCCTTCTGGGCAAAATCCTCAATTTCGTTCAGCAGCACGGCCTGTTCGGCTTGCTCTTGCTGCTGTTTCCAAGTCATGACCTCGCCACGCACGTTTGCCAGCTCGTTTTTGAGGGCAAAAATGGTGGGGTCAGCGGTCGGTGCGCCGGTTTGCGGCATACCGCCTAAATTGATGCCGTATTCGTTTGCCAACTGCATGAAATACTGCTGGCGGGTCTGCGGATCGCTCGTTCGCAGCGTGTGATCGGCCTTCATCAGCGCGGCAATGGCCTGTTCGGGCTTAAGTCCAAGGCCGTTTAGCGTGCTGATGTACGGATTGATCGCCTCGTTGATGGCGTCGGCAAACTGCTTGGCCTGCAGCAGCGGTTCCACGCCCCGGCGCATCTGCTCCTCGCGCTGGTAGGCGTACTCCTGCAGCCGGGGGTCGGCTTTCTGCCAGACTTCGTGATAATCCTTCTTCCAAGAGAGCGGTGGCCGCTTCCAAACGGGTTCTTCGGCAGGTTCTGGCGCTTCTTCCTCGGGTTCTGCCTTAGCAAAACGCCCCTGCGCGTCACGGTCAGCGTCGGCAGGCTCGTTGTTCTCTACGGCGTCAAAACCCTGCTCCAGAATAGCCCGGCGATCGGTGGTATCAACCTCTGGGGTGTCAACAGTTTGGTCGGTCATTAGCCTCTCCTGTGGGGATTGGTGAAATTAAACTCTTGGCGCAACTGACGCAGCACGCGGTCGGCCTGCTCGTTCGTCATGCGCTTGTTGACCTCCCACTTCAGCCGCTCTAAACGCTCGTTGGTTTGGCGTTCGGGCTTAATATGGCGGGCGGGATCGTCGTTGCCGACCTCAATGCAGTTGTTGGCCTTGAGGTGACGGCGGTGTTCGGAGCGCGAGGTAATCATCTTGCCATCAATCATGCTCTTGTAGGGCTGAATGTCGGGCTGGACGTAGTGATAGCGACCTTTGGCGTTTTTTTTACGCTCTACAAACTCGCCATCCATGTAAACGTAGGTGCGTTTCATAAAAGTAACAATACTTCCTCGTCGTCCTTTTCCTGCAGCTCGCGGTACAGCGCCTCAATGCGCGTTACGTCCGCAAGCAATGCATCAAAATCAATGGCGTTGACTGGCGGAATCGGAATGCCTGCGGCCTCCTCCTCCACAAACGGGGCCACAATCTCCGCAATAATGCGCGGGCGGCCCTCAACCAATTCCTCGTAAACCGCAATAACTTCTTTACGCCGCGCCTGACGGAGTTTTTCGTACTCGTCATACTTTGGTTCGGGGCGTTTCCGATGCGTATTCTTGCCGCCATCGTGCATATCCGTAATGACGATGGGGGTGGGCGGCGTGATAACCGTCCCCGCATCGGCAAATGGCAATACGCAAAATGGAGCAAGTGCAAACATTAGGCAGCATTAACCCACGGCAACGGCTTGGCAACAGTCGGCGGGTTCACCTGTGCATCCAGTTCCCGCGCCACGTTCGCTTCAACCTCATCCTTGTCCACGCCGTTCGCCCAGACCCACCCCAGCACATCCGCTTCGGTGAGATCTGCATACGCGATGAAGTCGCCGCTCGGTGAGGCGAAGCCCATGCTGCCGTAGTTGCTGGCAGAGTGGTCGCCATCTATCGCCGTGCAGCGCCATGCCGCCGTGACAACAACATCCGTGTGCGAGCCGTCTACCGGCTTCACGACCATGCTTTCAATTTTCCAGTCAGCCATTGTTCTGCTCCTTCAACTGTAATTCGGATTGCTCCTTGATCTTAACGACCAAGGGCCACGCGCCGCTGCTTGTCGGGAGTTGCCCGAGGGTTTGCAGGATGGCGTTGACTTCTTCAACGGTAAGTTTGAGTGTGATTTCCATGTATTACGGCCCAGCGTCACGCCAAGCGCCTCCGCTGTAGAAATAGAGTTTGTTGTTGGTGGTGTTGACGACAATCGGTGCCATGCCCGTGATAGCAGTCGGCGTCCCCGTCGGCGTACCTGCACAGGTCGGGACGTACAAAAAGCCGTCCGTAGCGGTTGTGGCGAGGGCTGCGGATGCGCCTGCGACGATATTACCTGCGGCGGTAATACGCATACGCTCGGCGGCGTTGGTATTAAACGCCATGTAATCGCCGTTATGCGCGTAAATCAGTTGCCCCGACGTACTGCTGTCTTGATCGCCGAACGCAATGGTGCTGTTGAAGTTAGTGCCAGCGCGAATCAACTGCTGCGAGTTGCCAGAGTCATTGACTACGTTTAGGCGGTATCCCGCGACAGGCGACGCAGTACCAATCCCGAGATTCCCCGACGTATCCAGCCTGAGTCTCTCGCTGCCGCCTGTGTAGAAGGTCATGGGCAGGTAGGATGCCGTGCCAAAAATCTCAGAACTGATTCGGGCTTCGGTTGTACCGATTTGCGCTATAGAGATTGCGTTTGCGTTTGTTGGATCGGAAGCACCATACCCTCTAAAAACCGAAACAGTTCCTGTGCCGTTGGGAATTGCCGCGACGTTTGTATTTCCGTTCGTAACGCTGTTTTGAAATAGCAACCGATTCGCCAACGTCGCATTGGACATATCGCCCGTGATGCGCTGGGCGGTGGACGAGAAGGTGAGGTTGCCGGAAGCCGAGAGCGTCGTGAACGCGCCAGTTGACGCGCTATTCGCGCCAATCGGCGTGCCGTCGATCGCACCCCCGTTGATGTCAACGTAATCATCCATGTAAATGACATTCGTGCCGTCGACATAGAGATGCGCCTTGCGGCCGTTCGGGACCGTGATGCCCGTGCCGGCCGAGGTCTTGACCGTGATGCTCTGCGAGCCGCTAGTGTTGTTCTGGACGATGTACTGCTTCTGGATCGTCGGAACAACAAGTTCCCGAGTCGCCGAAAGACTCCCCGTCGAAGTGACGTTAAGAACCAAGGCACGCGCTGCTTGGGCAGCGTTCGTGTCCGTATAGGTCAACGTCAGGTTAGCGTCCGAAGCGTAGTTTGGGTTGCCGTATCCGACAATCGCTTGCTCGAGCGCGGTGCCGAGATTGGTATTGGTGATCGTGCCCCAAGTGCCGGAGTTTTCACCGGTCGCCTGCAACTCGATCTTCAGGTTAGTGGAGTACGTACTAGCCATGGCATTCTTCCTTTAGGTAACTACCTGTATCCAGGTCACTGTGTTACCGTCATTGACTATAACCCAGTTTTGTGTCTGAGAGTCATCTACATTCTGCCAGTTAGGGGTTTGATTGTCATTAATGACCCCCCAAACCAAGACTGTCCCAACCTGACCGGATGCAGATACGCCTGTAAGGAACACATTCGCGCCTGTAGTAATCGCGACGGCCCCTATCTCTCCCGTTGCAGATACACCTGATACGGGAACATTCTGTTCTGTAATAACCGAAACGACGCCGAGCAAAGCATCTGCCGTTACCCCGGTTACAGAAACGTCTGCGTCTCCAGTAACCTGCACTATGCCTAATGCAGAAGTTGCTTGAAGTCCTGTGACAAATACGTCCGTTCCCGCAGTTACAGAGACGGAACCTATTTCCCCGGTTCCTTCCACGCCGCTGAGAAGGACGTTTGCAGTACCTGTGACGGCGGCAATCCCCACAAGGCCCGCGGCCTGTATGCCAGTAGGCGTAACATCTGCGTTGGCGGCGACGATAACCGAGCCTACAAAACCTGTGGCTCCTAAACCAGAAACGGGGATATTAGCCGTGCCCGTAACCGTGGCAGTTCCAATCTGCCCTGTGCCCTGAACTCCAACAAGGGCCACATCCGCAGTGCCCGTAATTGCCACACTGCCAATAAATCCGGTTGCCTGAACGCCTGTGACCAGAACGTCCGTGCCTTCAGCGACTGTAACGCTGCCAACGGCCCCCGTGCCTTGAACGCCGGTAACGGGGACACTGGGGCCAAGGCTGATTGAGACGGTGCCAACCGCGCCCGTGCCCGTAGGCAATGCAGCAACCGCATTGCCCCACGTGCTATAGCCCCAGGTAACGTCGCTAGAAGCGTTCCAGCCGTCAAAGGCTACGGTGACATTACCGGAGCCCCAGCCAAATTCGCCCCACGCGCCGTCGCCCCAGCCGGTAGAGCTACTGGCCACCAGATTGCTCTAACTAGGCAATACGAATGATGGCGTTAGTCGAATCGGCTGTTGGGAAAATGATTGTAAATGTGCCGTTGGTTGAGGTCTTAGCCCCACCAAAATCTAGCACGCACACCGTCGGATCCCCTGCTGCCGAGTCGTTGTAAATCAACGCACCGTAGGCCGTAATCGTCGCGCTCGTGAACGAAAGATCCGCGAAGTCCGTAAACGCCGTCGTGCCCGAGCTCGTCGGGGTCACATTGGTCAACGCACCGCCGCCAGCGGAGTACGTACCGGAGTTCGCTACTTCGTTCGTCGCCGTATATGCCGTAGTTGCGGCCGTAAAGGACGCGCTGTTGTCGTACAGGGCAAGCTTGAAGGTGTTTCCGGTGCTCGCCGTGAAGTTGTGCACCGCCTTCATCAGCTCCACCTTGAAGCTGGTGCACATGTAATTGCCTGAAAATGCCATTTCTACTCTCCTAACAAGTGAACCAGCTCTGGATGCCCCGCTTCACGAAGCCTATTAGCGATCGTGGCACGGTCTTGCTCAACGGCCTCCCTCAAATAGAAGGCGACCACGTGGGTAACACGGTCCTTGAAGGCCCGCGCCTGCGCCTGGACAGCCGGATGCGACTGATCCCCGACGAAAATAATCTTGTCCGACGCCCGTTGGGCGAGTTCCTCGATGCCCCAACCCCGATTTTGGGTCGTGGCAACCGAAACTCCGCTTGTTATAACAGGCATTTCAACAGTAATCATGGGCCAGGTGACTCCGATTTGAGCGGCAAGCGGATCATACCATCGCGGTACTCGTCGCGGCGGCGGCGTCCCTGCTGCTCGATGCCGAGGCCCTGGATCGCTTGCTTGTACGAGTTCGTAAAGTACTGAAGCATGTTGTCCGGGCCTTTGGTGTAGCTATAGGCCTGGATCAAACAGGCATAAAGCAACGCTTCCGGGGCGTTATTGCTGATCCAGGTCGTCGTATTGGTCGAAGAAAGCTGCGCCGGACGGTAGATATAGCCCAATTCGACCGTAAAGTTCGCATTCGGAGTCGGTGCGATGTAAAACGTGTTCTGATCCCACACCGAATAGTATTTTGGCACGCTCGTTGAGGCCCCGTTCGGCCAGTATTCTTTCATAAACGACGTATCACGGAAGTCCAGGAAGATCTGATCATTCCCAGACGTGATCATCATGTACCGATGCGTCAAAATATCGCTCGGAGCGGTCAAAAACTTGTTGCCGCTTGTCATGTTGCCGCTCACCTCGAGCTTAAACACGTCAAGATCGATCTCACGGAGGATCTGGTTCTCCGCCATGGTGATAAATGTATTGATCACCGCGTCAGTGAACACATTGGAGTTCACTTCGGTGTAGTTACGAATATTGGTGACCAGTTCGTCGTATGTCATGACGTGCTTACCGTGACTCCGCCAACAACACCCTGTGCAATCAATGCCTGCCCGTAGACATACGGGCGCATGTCAGCCGTGTTTTGCACGCTGCCGTAGCTTTGGAAGGCCGTAAAGCCTGGCGCACCGACGAACACAGAGACCGGCTCGATACGATCGGGACGCGGGTCACGCAGCGCAATAGCATCGCCACGATAACGAAGCGGCTCCAGTTGCGGTTCCTTTGGCTCATAGTCGTCCGGGCATACCATGTAGCCCTGCCACTGTTTGCGCAGGACATTGTAGGGGTATCGCTGCCCACAAAAGTCGCAAAGACCGTAGGAGAACTTGCCAGTGGCGTATGCCATGTCAAACCCCCATATCGGGCACGAACTGCACGCTGGCAGTGTCCCGATCCTCCGAGGCCGCGCGGTTGAAGTCCTCTTCGTAGAGGGCCTTCAGGGCCTGCGCGCGCTCGGGTGCGTACTTGAGCGAGAGCTGAAACGCCAGACCAGATACCAGGCACGGCAAGAAACGGAAGTTTACGTCCGTAGTGTTGGTGTAGATGCCGGCATCCTGGATCCGGCGGATGCGGTAGTAGACGAACGTATACGTCTGATCCGCAGCCGGGTAGAAGTAGACCTTCGGCGTGTTGGTGCGCTCGACGTAGAACTGTGCCGGTCGCGCCTCTGAGGTCTTATCCGGGACGTTGAGGTAGTCTTCTCGGCTAATCCGCTCGATGTAGACATCCGAGTTCACGCCCTGGCTGTTCTGTCGAATGATCGCCTCAAGCACGTTGACCGTATCCGTGGCCAGTGTGATCTCCCTGGTGCCCTGAGTCAGCGTATACGTCGCCTGCTCAATGGTCCAAAGATTTAGCCCACGGTTCGCCCAGTCCAAAAAGACAAGATTAAGCGAACGGCGGGCCGACGAGAGCTGATAGCCCGCCGTCGGCCGCATGCCGCAACGCTCAAACGCCTCCTCGATGATGTCATCGATGGAAAGGTTGAAGTCGGTTGTGCCCGAAGTAGCCATTTATTAGCCGCAAGACCCGCCATAGCGCATCTTCTTGACTGCCCCGCCGGTTCTTTTCTTTGTCAAACGATAGTTCGTCGGATCCATGGCCCCTGATCGAATACCCTGGCCTCGCGACAACGGTGGCGGCTCAAGCTTTACGTTGCCCCCACCCTCATACTTCTTGACCTTTTTCTTAGCCATGCCGCCCTTCTTATAGCCACGCATTGGCATACCGCCGCCCATCATGCCCATGGCCATTTCTTTGTGCTGGTTGATAGCACCGCCCTTCGACGCCATGACGACCTTACCCGTCTTCATGCTCGGCTCAGAGACCATCTTGTTTCGCGGACCACTGCCCACGGCGCCGCCACCACGGACGGCTGCGCCCATTCCACGACCTGCCATGTTAGTACCCTCGCATCGCGCGACCGCGCGCGTCTTTGCCACCCTTCTTCATGGCACGGCCGCTCTTGTCGGCCATACCCCCCTTCTTCATCTTACCCATGCCGTCAGCGGCAAAGGCAGGGACTCGTTTGCCCTTCTTCATGACCATTTTCATCTTGCCAGCCATTGTCAATTCCTCGAGCCTCGCAGCTCATCAAGTTTCAGTTCAAGACGATTGAACCGTTGGTCGACATGTGCGACGAACTTCTCGATCCTATCGTCAACTTCCTTGCGAGTAATGTGTTCTCTCGCAACCTCTTCACGGGTTCTGTTCAACAAAATGCTCAGACGAGCCAATTCGTCAAACTTGCCCTTCAACATAAAACCCATCACCGCCACGATCGCAGACAGGACGACGTTCCAAATCATGATTTCCATGAACTAACACTTCCACCTTCTGCGTGCTTGGCGTATGCGACTGTTGGGATCTCTAGCCGCTTCGGGGTACATCTTCATCTGCCCAGCCGAACGCGCGCAAAACGACTTTCGCCGCCTCGCGCGCGCAGGACCGGGACTAGACTCAGTAACGGCGGTCTGGAGTTTGCTGCCAGGATTGGCGCGGCGGTATGCCGCCACGCCTTTTTTGGTCATGCCAGCACCTTGTTTGGTCGGGCGGAAGTTGCCGCTTTTGACAGAGGTAGCGATACCCATGCCTTTGCGAACCGCTCCACCGCCTCGAAGGGCAATGCCCATGCCGCAGCGGCTCATTAGGCCGGTGCTCCGCCTACGTACAACACGGTGACGCTGAGAACCTCGGCAGAAGACAACGTGGCATGCACGCCGTCGGTCGCCAAGATGCCATCGTCCGGGATGATGATGTCGTATGCGCCGGCAGCCGGAGGCGTCCGCACTTCCATCACCGTCGTTCCACCAGACCCGCCCGTTTTTAGGGTGATTAAAGCCGCCGTCCCAGTGCATGTGTAGTAAATGCCCTGGATACGGGTGCGGCCATTGACCATGTCGCCGGTAGCGATCACGGTTTTGGCCTTGACGTCACTTGCGAAGCTCATTGCGAGCCTCCTATTAGGCTACTTTGACAACAACCACCCGGAACGAACCCGAAGCCGGGTCGATCGGAGAAGCCGTGACGTTGGCAGCGCGCACCTTAACGGTGTTCGCAGCCGAAACGTAACCCGTGACCACAAGCCCTGCTTCGATAGCGGCCGGAACTCCAACCATCACCGCATCGCCAACCGCAGCACCCGTTACGGTGATGCCTGACGAG